AATCATTTACTTGACCAAGCTTACAATAGTGGTATGAAGTATGATGTGACGGATATGAGAAATAATGTACTTATATTTGCCAGTCAGTCTCATAACCAGGCAGATGCATGTATCAAGATTGTAAACGGTATGAAATTTAAATCCGATGATCCATCGGATGCGGTAGATAATGGAGAACGTCCAATTATATTTTATGATGTGGAAGTTTATCCGAATTTGTTTGTAATTGTGTATAAGAAACCTGGCGATGAGAACTTTCCAGTTGTAATGATCAATCCTACACCGGATGAAGTTGAGGAATTGATTAAGTTCAGACTTATTGGTTTCAACTGTAGAAGATATGACAATCATATTTTGTATGCAAGAATGATGCATTATTCAAATTTGCAATTGTTTCAGTTATCTCAAAAGATAGTCAGCTGTAAGAAAGGAGAAACAAAAGAAGGCTGTTTCTTTGGAGAAGCATACAATTTATCATACACTGATATTTATGATTATGCAGTTAAGAAGCAAAGTTTGAAGAAATGGGAAATAGAATTGGCGGATAAATGGAATGAAGAACATCCGTTAATGCCGATTCGTCATCATGAAATGGGTTTAATGTGGGACATGCCAGTTCCAGAATCTATGTGGGAAGAAGTTGCAGATTATTGTAAAGATGATGTATATGCAACTGAAGCTGTTTGGAATGCAACTCAAGCAGATTTTATGGCAAGAGAAACATTAGTTAATATTTGTAAGCATGCGGGAATGAATGCGTGTGTTAATGATACAACAAACAGTTTAACAACAAAGATTATATTTGGCAATGACAGGCATCCACAGTTAGTTTATACGCATCTAGATACAGGAGAGCAAGAATGAGTACAAAAGTTATTAACGCTTTCCCTGGTTATACTTATATTCCTTATGGAGAAGATAAGCAATCACATAACATGTATATGGGAGAGGACGTAGGTTTTGGTGGTTATGTTTATGTAGAACCTGGTTGTTATACAAATGTTGCTCTTCTAGATATTGCAAGTCAGCATCCTCACAGTTTGATAGCTATGAATTGTTTGGGTGAGTATACAGAAAGATTTAAGGAACTTGTTGATTTAAGAATAGCAATTAAACATAAAGATTGGGATAAGGCAAGAACAATGCTGGATGGTGCAGCCGCAGAGTTTCTTAATGATGAGAAGCAGGCAAAGATATTAAGTAATGCATTAAAGATCCCAATCAATTCTGTTTATGGTTTGACATCAGCAAAGTTTCCTAATGCATTCAGAGATCCTCGTAACGTAAACAACATTGTGGCGTTGCGGGGAGCTTTGTTTATGGTTACTCTTAAGCATGAGATCATTAAGAGGGGTTATAAACCTTTTCATTTTAAGACAGACTCTGTAAAGATAGCTGATGCAGATGACAAAATTATATCTTTCTGTATGGACTTCGCTAAGAAGTATGGTTATGAGTTCGAGCATGAGGCAACATATGAGAAGATTTGTATTGTAAATGGTTCAACTTATATTGCCAAATATTCACAGGATAAAGTGAATGGAGATCATGCAGGAACTTGGACAGCAACAGCAGCACAGTTTCAGCAGCCATATGTGTTTAAGACTTTGTTCAGTCACGAAGAGATAACATTCAAAGATATGTGCGAGGTGAAGGAGGTTAAAGGACTATTATATTTGGACATGAATGAAGATCTTCCTGATGTGACAGAGTTTGAGCAAGTCAGAGAAGCAAGAGACAAACAGTTTGCAGATAAGAAACTTACGAAGAAGGAGGAAGCAATTATATCTGCACATGAGGATCTGTCAGATAAGCAGATACAGAATCGAATCGATAAAGGACATGATTATCATTTCGTTGGTAAAGTTGGTGAGTTCTGTCCGATTATTCAAGGCTCTGGAGGAGGGGAGCTGTTAAGGTTTGATGGTGGAAAGTATTCTGCTGTGACAGGCACAAAAGGATACAGGTGGCTTGAATCCGAAATGGTAAGACAGCTTGGTAGATTTGACGACATCGATAAGAGTTATTATACGAAACTTGTTGACGAAGCAGTACGAGATATTTCACAATACACAGACTTTGAATGGTTTGTGTCGTAGCCAAGAAAGGAGATCAAAGTATGGCAGTACAGAATATTACTATTGAGAATGCGAGAATTATATTTAGGAACTTGTCTGGGAAACCGGACAAGTTTAATCCTCAGGGTGGAAAGAAATATTTTAGTGTAGTTATTGACGATCCTAAGTTTGCAGAAGAGCTTGAAAAAGAAGGTTGGAGAATTAAACAGTTTAAACCTAGAGAAGGTGAAGATGGTGATCCCGGACATTTCCTTCAGGTTAAAGTATTATATTCTGAAAGAAGCAATCCTCACATCTATCTTTGTACAAAGAAGAGCAAAACTATGCTGAACGAAGAGACTGTTGGTTCTCTTGACTATGCAGAGATTTCTTCTGTTGATATTGTTATACGTCCTTATGAGTATGATGTTCGCGGTGAGAAAGGCATAGCAGCTTATGTTAAGACAATGTATGTAAATATTGTTGAAGATGAGTTTGCTGATAAGTATGAGTTTGAAGGCGAAGAAGAAATACCGTTTAATTGAGGAGGGTTATTATGTCAATAGGAATTGCCGATATATTTCTACTCATAGCTGTAGGAGTATATATTTTTGTAATTGTTGATCGTATATGTAAAGCGTGTGAACAATGTTCACTTAATAAATCATTGGGAAATGCTTATAGTCAGATCAATCCCAATATTCTCAATGATGTTCTTAAGAAAAAGGTCGAGAATTCAAAGGAGATATGATGGGCGTAGAATTATATTCTCATCAGGAAGACGCATTAAAGAAACTTCAAACGGGTTCGATACTTTGTGGTGGAACTGGTTCTGGTAAGTCGAGAACGGCGTTGGCATACTATCATGTTAAACATGGTGGCGAGCTGCATCCATTCAAGGCAATGACAAAACCTAAAGACTTATACATAATCACTACAGCAAGAAAGAGAGATGAAAAGGAATGGGAAGAAGAGCTCATTCCTTTTCTTTTATCTGAACATGTGGTGATTGATAGTTGGAATAACATCAAGAAGTATGAAAAAGTTGAAGGTGCATTCTTTATATTTGATGAACAAAGAGTTGTTGGATCTGGTGCTTGGGTAAGAGCTTTTAAGAAGATTACAAAAGTTAATGATTGGATTTTGTTAACAGCAACTCCAGGTGATTGTTGGTCAGATTATATTCCTGTATTTATAGCTAATGGATTCTATAAGAATAAAACAGAATTTGCTCAAAATCATATTATGTATGATTACAGAGCCAAGTATCCAAGAATTGATAGATATTATAACACTGGAAAATTGTTAAGACTTAGAAATAAAATCTTGGTGAAGATGAACTTTGAGAAAGAAACAATACCTCACCATAAAGATGTGTATGTTGACTATGATCCAGTAGCTTATAAGAATCTGTTTAAGTACAGAATTGATCCAGAAACGAAAACACCAATAGAGAATGCAACAGAACTTTGTTATCAAGCTCGTAAGATTGTGAATTCAGATCCTAGTAGATTGAACAAGCTTATTGACATAGTCAAAGAGAGAAAGAAAGTAATTATATTTTACAACTTTGATTACGAACGCGATATGATGCTTGATATATTTACTAAATCTGTTTATACGGTTGCTGAGTGGACAGGACATAAACATCAACCCGTTCCTGATGATGAATTGTGGGTTTACTTAGTTCAATACAATGCTGGTGCCGAAGCTTGGAATTGCATTAAGACAGACACAATTATATTTTATAGCCAAAACTATTCTTACAAAACAATGATACAAGCTTCTGGAAGAATTGACAGACTTAATACTCCTTACACAGATTTGTATTATTACCATTTGAAATCTAGAAGCGGAATAGATGTAGCAATCTCAAAAGCTCTTAAGAACAAAAAGAAGTTCAACGAGTTTAATTTCGTGGCTGAAAACTGATTCAAGGCAAAAATACCTATCGCGGACTAAACACGTTCTCTAATGAAGAGAGAAGGAAAATAAGACCGGCTCTCTCTAGTTTGCGTGGAGGGACGTATGTTAGAAAAACATTTTCAGAGCAAACTGATTAAAGAGATTAAGAAAAGATTGAATGGTTGTCTTGTGTTAAAGACTGATCCTAATTATATTCAAGGCTTACCTGATCTCTTAATTTTATACAAGAATAAATGGGCAGCTTTAGAAGTTAAGAAATCTAAAACTGCATCGCATCGTCCCAATCAGGATTATTATATTCAGCTAATGAATAAGATGAGTTTTGCTAGGTTTATTTCTCCTGAAGTTAAAGAGGAGGTCTTAGATGAACTTTGCAAAGCATTACAATCTAAAAGATCAACACGCTCTTCTAGGTGCAAGTAAGTATCAATGGATTCGATATAGTGATGACAAAATAGCAGAATTATATTTTGCTACCAAAGCTAAAGAAGAAGGTACAAGAATCCATGCACTAGCATCTGAATTGATTGGACTTGGTATTAAGTTACCAGACAACAAAAAGACACTGAACATGTTTGTGAACGATGCGATCGGTTACAAGATGAATTCAGAACAAGTATTATATTACAGCATGAATTGTTTTGGAACGGCGGATGCTATTTGTTTCAGAAACAACATGCTTCGTATACATGATCTAAAGACTGGTAAGGTTCCAGCACATTTTGAGCAGCTAATGATTTATGCTGCTCTATTTTGTTTGGAGTATGATTTCAAACCTTCTGACATTGGAATGGAATTAAGAATTTATCAGTCCAACGACATAATGTTCATGAATCCAGATGTATCCGATATAGTTCCGATCATGGACAGGATCATAACAGCTGACAAGATTATATCTAAGATTCAGATAGAGGAGAGCTAAAAATGAATAACGAAATCTATCATTATGGAACTCCCCATGTTGGGAACGTACCTCATTCAGGACGTTATCCGTATGGGAGTGGTGAAAGATACAAAGAAGGTTCATATATGGAAAAGATGGACTTTCTTGCTCGTTATGATAGTTATAAGAAAGAGGGCATGAGCGAAAAAGAAATAGCTAATGCGTTTGGTTTAACCATTAACGATTTCAGAAAGAAGCGTTCCATAGCAAATGCAGAAGCTGAAGCAGCTCGTAAGACTCGTGCCGTTAGACTCAAGGCAAAAGGTTACACCAACGAAAAGATTGGTGAACTTATGGGTGGCTATTCTGAGTCAACTGTAAGAGGTTGGCTCAAGGCCGCCGACGATCTGAAGAAAGATAAGATTCAAGGCGTTGCTGATGTAATCGAAGAACGTCTTAAACGTGGAGAAATGCTTGATGTAGGTCTTGGTGCTGAACTTAGTCTTGGTTGTACAGCAACCACACTCAACACAGCACTCAAGGTTCTTAAAGACAAAGGGTATTTCTTAGACACATTAGAAGTAAAGCAGCCGTTAGATCCAAACAAGAATACGACTGTTAAATACATCGCGCCTCCTGGAACTACAAGAAAGATGGCTTGGGATAATAGAGGTGAGATTCAACCTCTTACAGAATTCTCACCGAATCAAGGCAAAAGTTTCAACGAGGCGCAACCTCCTACAACTATAGATGATAAGAGAGTTCACATCGTTTATAGAGATGAAGGAGGATTGGATCGAGATGGAATGGTTGGTATCAGACCTGGCGTAGCAGACATATCTCTTGGCGAATCTACATATGCTCAGGTTCGTATTGCTGTTGGTGGTAAAGATGGTAAGGCAGCTTATTATATTAAAGGCATGGCTGTCTATGATGATTCTTTGCCTCCTGGAAAAGACATAGCTGTATACAGTAATAAACGTACACGTTATAGCAATAAGAAAGAAGCAATTGAAGGAGCGCTCAAGGAAGCTAAAGATGATCCGAACAATCCATTTGGTTCTACAATAACGGCTCAAGGTCAGAGGTATTTCGAAAAGAAAGATGGTCGTTATATCCAGACTGAGCCAGGT